GGTATTAACCTAACACATAACAAACCCCCGTATTCAATAGAAAGACCCCGAAAGGGGTCTTTTTTTATGTGTTATCGAAATTTTGACCTGTATCGTTCTTCGGTCGAGCAGGACAATTCTTTTCATGCTTCTTCAACCATTGAACTGGGTTAGGGTGTCCTGCCTGTGGACGTAGACCACAATAGCGACACTCGCCTAACAAGGTTTTTGCTCCGTATTGGCTAGCCATAGTGATACGATCCCTTAGTTGTTTTCTTAGGTAGTTTACCACCCCTTACTTTGTCTGATGATGTCTCACCATACTTCTGGGGATGACTTCCTGCTTTAGTTTTTCCTACTGACTCAGACTTTTTGCCTGACTTATCAGTGTAATGCATCTTGGCTTTCTTACCCGCTTTCTTAGTAATCACAGATTCCTGATCGTGTTCACGACCGAGTTTACGGGTTACTTTACCAAACTTGCGTTTACTCATACCTTTCGGTCTAGAGAGTTGATAGGAAACTTCTTTACCTTCACTACCGTCATCATATTTATACTTACCTACAGTTTCCTTATATCCCACCTTATGCTTTTTCAGCTTAGATTTGAGGGAAGCACGTCCCTCACGGTTCTTTTTTTCATCAGAACCCCTGTCTGCACTGATGTGTGCTGTATCGGTCTCTTTGGACTTCTGCATTGCACGTGCAAGACCACCTTCATCTAAGAACTTCTTGAAGTGTACCAGTGAAACTGATTCCTTCTCTACCCAAGGCTTGTCTCCAGGTATCTTCTTATCTCCACGATTTGATCTATGGAGTGCTCTCCTTAGTTTACCATGAGCAACAACGCTATGACTAACACCAAACTTACGGACGTTTCTGTCCTTCTCTTTAGTCTCAGGAGACTTACCTGCGTCTACCTTTGCTTCACCTAGGTGAGCATTGTAGCTACCTTTTGCTTGATACTTTGATAACTTCTTCTCAGTATCACGGTGCTCCTTCTTACTTTCGTATCCAGATTTTTTTGCACCATCCTTGATGCTAGCACCCCTACCTAGAGATTTTCTTTTAGAAGACTGACTTAGTTTATCAGGTTTGTTGTATTGAGTTTTAAACTTTTCCTCAATCTCAACCTCTTCATTACGCTTCTTCTTAAGTTGAGCAACAGTCCAACGTGGCGCACCTTGCTTCTCAAGATTAATAAGATCTTTAGCAAGCTTCATCTTCTTATCGTCGGTATCAATTGTACCCTTTGGCCAATCCTTCTTACGGTCTGAAACTAATGGTGCTTCCTTTAGTTCTACCTCTTCCTTCATCTTCTTCTTATGCCAAGAGTCAAGTGCATCTACAGGACGTCCACCTTTAGCAAGGGTTGCCTTCTTATGCTTCTGATACTCCTTAGCACTCTTTTCTCTCTTTGCTTTCTTAGCATCGGATGCTGCTTTCTGTTTAGCAACATTCTCTTTAGAGATACGATCAATTCTCTCCATTGGTGTTTCTTCTTGGAGAGAAACAAACCCATGATAAGTTAACTTAGTCTCCTCGCCGACGACTGCTTTCTTAGCTTTGCCAGCAAACTTGACGGTTCCCTTAACTCCAGAGACGAATCCCTTACCAAATTCCTTAGCCCTCTTCTCTGGGACTTTACCTTTTGCTCTTGCTTTCTTATAGGCAGCTTTGGCATCGCCAACTGCTTTCTTATGCCTTTCGATACCCCTCTCAAGTGCACCACGAATACCTTTCTTCTCAGGTTTCTTATCAGGTTGCTTTGCTTTCGCCTTTGGAACAGACTTCTCGACTTTTTTCTTGATCTCAACAACCTTGGGCTTTGCCTTTGGAGCAGCCTTTGCTTTAATAGGAGCCTTCTTCTTTGCAGCAGGTTTCTTCGCTGACTTCTCATCGTCATGAATCGTATTGTCCTCATCACCATAGTTGCGTTTCGCCGCAGCTGTTTTAGCATATTCTCCCTTCCCTGCTTTCTTTCTTGCAGCATCACCTGCATCAACTTTCGCTTTAACCTTCTCGTATGAAGGTGCCTTAGAACTTGCCTTTCTAGCAGCTCTCTCCTCACTCAAATCTTCTGGAGGAGGATCAAGGATATACTCTACAAAATCTTCTAGTCCAACTTCTTCAATGATTAGGTCAACACCTTCCTCATTGATACCTTCTTCAAAGAAATACTCAGTAGCAACATCTAATGCTGCTGCTTCCCATTCTTCTTTCTTTGGTTGGTATATGGCACCAGGACCATGTTGTGCCAATATTGCTGCCCTGACATTTGCAAGTGCTTTGTCTGAAGCTTTCTTCGCTGCCTTCGGATCATACTTTTTAGTAGACCCAACATAAGATCTAGGAGACGGGTCATCCCCTCCAGGAGCACTTCCACCTCGTTCAAGACGACGATCTTTAATTCGATCATATTCTTCCTCAGAAAGAGGGGTGCCCTGAGGCTTGAAAGACTGCGCCAAAGCTGCGTAAGGAACGGCTTTTCTTTCTTTGACTTTTTTCTTTTGGACGGCTTCATCATGCTTTTTCTTCCCTTTTTTAACGAGGGTCACTACACCTTCCTGAGTATCCTTTTTCATTGGTAGTCCTTCATGTTTGGTTGATGCGAAATCTTTTGCTACTTTCTTTTTTATACCTCTTTCTTTCCTCTCTTTAGGATTGGATAAAAGGTATCCAAAAAATCGTTGTTGCTTAACAGATACGGCAGGCATTTATCCTCCCACAACCTGTACTTGCTCTACGACTACACCACCAGATCCAGATCCAGCAGTTAATTTAACTACTCTTGAGATAGTAGGAATATCATCAGTAGTAGCATCAGCAGCAGATAATGCATAATCTCCTGACGCACCAGAAGAATTAATATCAGTAGTAATAGTAGTAGCAGTAATAGCGGTAACCTTCTTTCCATCAGACGCAGCAGATTCATATGCTGCAACAAACCCATCGGTGTCTCCACCATCTAGAGTTTCAACATAATCTCCTACTGAGAATGTGTGACGACCACCACCTGAATAACCCGATACAGTAATGACTGATGCAGCAGCATCGGTTGCAGCAGCAATCTTTGCGTGCTTAGGTTTACCACAAGAAATTAAAAGTGCTTCACCTGCAGCAAGTGTTATTGCTGGACCAGCATCAACTTGAATACTCGACGCTGCACCGCAGTAACATCGGAGTACACCAGTTTTCACCACTATGTAACCACTGCCACTGGCAGAGATTGTTTGCGTATCTAATACGTTTAATACCGACATTGCTGAGTCCTAACCTACTATGTTATTTATCTTGCTTTTGTTTTAGAAATTTACTAAGTTCCGCTGTACTACCAACAAACATTGTATTGTTTGTAATCTCTTTAGTAGCAGATTTCTTAGGGTTTTCTATCTCGTTAACCTTCTTGTGCAGATCAGCAAGTTTATCCGCAACATCCCCTACATGTTTAATCAACTGACCAGCAACCTCATAAGCGCGAGGTTGATCTGACTGTTGCGCTACATCTAGAATACCGTTAACCGCTTCTTGACCTTTCTCTACTAAGTTATACAACTGAGCACGAGAATATTCATAGTCTTTCTGTAAATGTTGCTCTGTAGAAACATTAACAAGCTGCGCCTTTCTTGTAGTACATCCTCCTTCTGGTTGAATGAGTGTATCTACATCAAGTGCATCTTCAATAGCTTCAAAGCTATTCGTCAACGCCTGTTTCTGGGTTTCTTGAGAGTCCATCTGTATACTCACTATAAATTTCATTGAATCCGAAATCGTCATCTGGATCTGCATCTGCAGGAACAGGTGTTGCTGTGTATCTGACCTCTCTAGGTGCAGTTACCTTCGAATCTGTAGCATAATCCACAATAGTCTTCTTAATGACCTCACTACTGACATCACTAACAGGACCGTAGAGATAAGTCTTAGCAATAAACTGCAAGGTATAGACTAAAGTTCTACGTGTATCATAATCTCCTTCATATACATCTTCATAATCAACTGAGGTTAATGTGACTGGATAGTCTTTCTTCTCTCCAATAGCAGGAACCAAATTCAAAGTGATATTAAATGAGGGTTGGAAAACAGGTAATATTTGTTCAACAATCTGCAAAGCATCATCTTGATTCTTTGCAAGTATACCTAATTCAAAATTGATATTATACGGAACTGGCATGAAAGATTTATTAGTCTTACCATCATCCGCTGTATAACGTATGAATTGAGTAGGAGAAAGTTTCCTTGTAGGATCATATGATATACCCTGCATCTCAAAAGAAATACGTGGAAGAGTAATCTGTGTAGCATCCTTAGATGATAGATCACCTACAGCACGCAAACGTGCCAAGAACTTCTGCTTAGGACCATAAGCAAGAGGTACCTTCATAACCTCTGTCTTGGATCCTGAAACACGACGCACTTCAATATTATTGAAGAGTGTACCGAACCCTACAACAGTCTTACGAATTATCTCGTTGTATGTATATGTACCAAGCATTAGATTGTACCACCTTTATTGCCAAACTCACCAAAGGGATTACCTTCAGTGAAGTCAATGATTCCATCAGCCACAGTCTCAAATGTGGCGTTCTGATCCCAGTCCGAACTAACATTATTTATTGTATTGTAGGACGCAGTTGTCCATGCAGCACCAGATGTCTGTCCAGTAACGGTCTCAGGGATACTAAAGATACCAGATCTGTTGTATACCTGTAATTGTTTATTACCAGCATCCCATGCTTTAACCTCAGCAGTTACATTGGATGTACCACCAGCAACAATCTCACCAACTGCGAAGTCTCCAGTACCACCATCCGCAAAATTGACTGTGATAGCAACAGAGAAGTCCTGTTCGATCTTGTCGATTGCTGCAACTCCTGTCTCGATGTCCTCGTCGCTGTACTCGAAGAGTTCACAACGCAGACCCCAAACATATTGCTCACCTAACTGATAGAAAGGTACCTCATGCTCTACAAACTGTATCTCAAATATTTTATTTGCCATAGGTATGTAGATTAAATCCCCCTCATTAGGTCTACCTTCTACAATGAGAGTAGTATTATCATCTACAGCAGCAGTAAATCTTCTTTTAGAGCAAATTAAAGTTACCTGATCTGATATACGAACACCAAACTTGGTGAACATATCACCATCTCCACGCCATCCTCCAGCGTCCTCAATGTACATCTCTATTACATGAGCAGAACTGAATGTACTTTGAGCATCCTCTGTAAAAACAGTGTTCTCGTTAACCAGAGTACGAGGAAGGTAGTAAACATCTTTGCCGAACATCTTAATCTGTTCATCGACAAGATCTTGTACTAGCCCTTGTTCGCCTGCGGTTCCTTGAGTGAAAAAAGTGTTAGTAGCCATATCATCCTATCATGTCCAGAGGTGGTGTTTCCCAAGTTGAACGAAGTTGGTCATCCAACTCTTGTATTTCTTTTACAGCGTCGTTATAAATCATCTCACCGTTAAGAGTCACGCCACCAGGCATTTGAACATTTTGGAATTTGGTCATGTTCTGACCCCACTGCTTCTTAAACTTAGCAGTGACATAATCTTTAACCCATAACTGATTATAAATCTCAGTCCATGTAGTAGGGTTAAGTGCCCTCCATGCTTTAATCACAACATATTGATCTTCCAAGGCATCTTGTACCCAATCAAAATCAATATACAACTTATCTTGAACGTTCTGATAACGAATTGGTTTCATACCTTCTAGTAAGAAATCAATAGTTTCAAGATGTTGTTGGATCATATAGTAATGATAGAACTGTGTAGATGTAAAATCATACAGATCATTCAAACGCATTTGATATCTAATATCAAACATGTTCCGAGTACCCTTATCAGTGAATCCAAAGATACCCTCAATAGACATAATATGATCTGGCACAGAAATATAATTATTCTGTGTTAACCAAGTAGTTGAACCATCAGCAGCATTCTCACTTGTATCTGTCTTCGCATTAGTAATCTCAGCCTCAGTAAACTGGTGCTTCAAATATACTCTTTCAGCACCCTCATAGTGGAAGTGTTGAAACTTCTCTATGGTGTAGTCTATAGCATCATCAGCTTGATCATCAGAGATGTTGATCTCGATGACTGGATCACCCAGTCTTCGTTTAGCGTATGCTTTTAATTCAGCTTTGCTTGTTGGAGTTGCCATTTACTTATCTGGATAGAGCAGCGAGTGCAGCCTTAAGATGTGCGACGGTTGTTACGGATGCGTCATTACCAATCGCAACCAATTCAGTATATAGATCATCGATATCACTATCGTTGGTGGTTGCCTGTGTACCTTGTGCAGCAGTTGCATATGCAGTAGATGCAGTGGTAGCAGCAGTTCCAAGTCCAAGAGTGGTTCTAGCAGTA